ATGCTTGCACTTGGTTTAATTACCGTAGAGCAAGCTATGGAAATGGAAAACCTCTCACCGAACGGAAACGCAGATGCACCTAACGTTCTCTAGTGAAATCGAGTGCTCAATCTCCGAGCGCACCATCTCAGGAAAGATTGTGCCCTTTGAGAACGAGGTCGGGTTCACGTCAGCTGGTAAAGTAGTATTTGAAAAAGGATCTATTGAGATTCCTACAAGCCCTAAGCCAAAATTATTGCTAGAGCATGATGCAAAAAAGCCGCTAGGTCGCATGGTCAGCTTCTCAGAAAAAGAAGATGGCATTTATGCAACGTTCAAAGTGGCAAATACGCAACGCGGCACAGATAGTTTGATTGAGGCAGCTGAATCGCTGCGCTCCGGTTTGTCTGTTGGCGTTGAAGTAATTGATGGAAAGCGTGATGGAGATGTTTATCGCATCCGCGCATCTAAAATGATGGAAACAAGTCTTGTTCAAGCTGCTGCGTTTAAGAGCGCAGAAGTTTTGAGCGTTGCAGCTTCCGAAGAAGAAGCCGCAGAAGAAAAACCAACCGAAAACGAAAGCGAGGCAGTCGTGGAGAATACTCCAGACACCGCAACCGTTGAGCCTGTGGTCGAAACCCCTGCGGTAGAGGCTGCTCGCCCAACTGTTAGCGCACCGATTTACACCAAGCCACGCCTAGAGTTTACAAAGGCTAAGTACCTTGAAAACACTCTACGCGCTAAGTTTCTTGGTGACGAAGAAGCTGCACTTTATGTAAAGGCAGCAGATAACGAAACATCAACAGCACCCGGCATGATTCCTACCCGGCAGCTCGTTGAAGTCGTAAATCCATTATCAAATGCTGATCGCGGTGTAATTGATTCAATCAGCCGTGGCACACTTCCTGATGCTGGAATGTCTTTTGAAATTCCAAAGATTACTGCTGTTCCAACAGTAGATCAGATTGATGAGAATCAAGCAATTTCAGAGTCACAACTAACTGCATCTTACATCACCGTAAATGTTAAGCCTTTCAAGGGTCGCGCAATTACTACTGTGGAGCTCATTGACCGATCAAGTCCGGCTTTCTTTGATGAGCTTGTCCGTCAAATGGAATTTGCGTATGCAAAGGAAACCGATAGCTATGTTGCAACAGCGATTCAGGGTGCAGGAACTCTAAATGCAACTGGACAAGCAAACAGCGCAACCGGATTGCTTGCATACATTTCAACCGCAGCAGCAGCCGTTTACAATGCTTCACTCGGTTTCGCTCGCAACCTTTTGGTCACACCTGATCAATGGGGCAACATCATGGGCTACAATGATTCAGGTCGCCCAATCTACAATGCAGCACAGCCACAAAATGCTGGCGGCGTTGTTTCACCGCTTTCTTTCCGTGGCAACGTAGCAGGTCTTGATCTCTATGTTTCACGCAACTTTACTGGCTCTGGCTCAGATGCAACCGCTGATTACTCAATGGCTGTAATCAATCCAGATGCTTACACATGGTACGAGTCACCACGATTCCAGCTTCGCACCAATGTAAATTCCGATGGAACAATTGATCTGCTCTACTACGGATATGGAGCACTCGCTACGAAGGTGGCAGCAGGGGTCAATTGGTTCAACAAGTCCTGATCTAACTTATAGATCGTAAACGTTAGCCCGGTGCTTTTGCCCTAAGCACCGGGTCTAACCTAGAAAGGAACAGCATGGCAGCTACATACGTCACCGAAGCCGAATTGCGCACAGCACTCGGTATTGGCGCTTTGTATAGCTCGGCTGTTGTCGAAGAAGTCTGCCAAGCCGCAGAAAATATTGTTAAATCAAAATTATGGTTTAACAGTCAAAGCGTTTATGCTATCGAAGCAACCGGAACAACCGGGCGCATTTACATTTACGAAAATGCAGAACAGTTTGTTGTTGGCGACACAATAACAGTAGAGAACGTGCGCCAACATTTCAATGGCACTCATACAATCACAGCTGCAAATGGAATTTGGCTTGAATTTGTAAACGCACAAATAACGACACGCGAATATCACATTATCGCACCGTGGGGTCGCGTTTATGGCACACAAGCCGTTGATTACGAAACAACACCGGAAGTTAATCAAGCCACACTTATGATTGCCGTGGATATATGGCAAGCGCGCCAAGCATCAAACGCTGGTGGCATTTCACCCGATTTCACTCCATCGCCGTACAGGATGGGGAACACTCTTTTAGCAAGGGTACGAGCTTTGCTTGCGGATCATCTAGCACCGGGCGGTCAAGTAGGGTGAGTGCCATAACAACCCTACGGGGAACAATCGCGACTGCACTAGCTGATAATGCAACGTGGCAGGTGTTTTCCTTCCCACCTGCCACCTTGCTTGCTAACAGCGTGGTAATTGAGCCGGGTGATCCGTACATCGAACCTTCAAATGATCACTACAAAACGGTTAAGCCTAAAGTCAATTTCAAACTCATTGTCGTAGCACCTATGTTTGATAATCAAGGCAACCTCATTAACATCGAAGATTTCTATTTGAATTTAGTAAACAAGCTGGAAGCATCAACGATTGCATACTCAATCGGAACTTTCAGCGCACCGGCAGTCTTGACTGGTACAGCAGGTGATCTGCTAACTGGTGAAGTATCAATCAGCGTTCTATCCGATTGGAGCTAAACATGGCTGATAATGACAAAGAGCGCGAGCGTTTTCTGATCAAAATCGGTCAGGCAAAAGCCGCGGAAAAGAAAGAAGCAAAACCAACCGCTAAGAAAGATGAGGAGTAATCCACATGGCTGTTTTTCTCAATAACAAAGTTGGGTTGAAAATCAATAACGTGGATCTCTCTGATCACGTTACTGCAATCACCCTAAACCAAACCTTTGACGAGCTCGAAGTAAGTGCGATGGGCGACACATCCAGAAAGTATGTCAAGGGATTGGAAACCGCAACCCTTACCGTGTCATTTCTTAACGATCAGGCAACTGGTGAAGTTTTGGCAACCCTTCAAGCAGCTTTCGGAACAACCGTAGCTTGGAAAGCAATCAACGATTCAGGCGCAGCAGTATCGGCTCAGAATGAGCTATACAGCGGCGATTTGTTAGTAAACAATCTAACACCTATCAATGGTGGCGTGGGCGACATGGCGACAATGGATGTAACCTTTACGGTAAACTCCGCTGTCACCGTAGCCGATACCGGCTCGTTCTAGTAAACGAAAGAGGGCAAAATGGCAAGTCTAAAAGTAGTCAGGGCAGATGGCAGCGAATCTTCACACGAGATTACACCAGCCATTGAATATGCTTTTGAGCAGTACGCAAAAAAAGGCTTTTACCGAGCCTTCCGCGAAGATCAAAAGCAATCAGACATCTATTGGCTTGCATGGGAGTGCCTAAGAAGATCAGGCACAGATGTTAAGCCGTTTGGGGATGCCTTCCTACAAACCTTGAAATCAGTAGAGGTTTTGGGAGATGATTCCCCAAATGGCTAACGCGTGATTCTTGGACTTACCGCATAGCTGAGTTATCGGTAAATCTAGGAATCGCGCCTAGCGAATTTATCAACATGGATCGTGATTTATTAAAAGCGATTTATGAAGTAATTAAGAAGCAAGGGGAAGCGCGAAAACATGCCGGTGGTCATAGAAGGCGTGGTAGGGCTTAGGAAAGCCTTAGGCAAGCTCGCGCCTGATATTAAAAAGCAACTTGATAAAGAAGTGCGCGCAGCCTTAAAGCCAATAATTGCAGATGCTAGAAACAAAGTACCTAGCAACGCACCCGGCGGTCTTTACAATCTAAACAATCCCGGCTATGAGCGCAAATCGCGCACAGGCAGGGATACAGCTTTTCCATTTTATGATCAGCGTTTGATTCGCAAAGGTTTGACATATTCGGTAGCGCCTAGCAAAGTCAAGCGCAGCGGATTCGTGTCTTTGTTTACTTTAGTCAATAAGTCACGCATGGGTGGCATCATTGAAACCGCAGGTCGATTAAATCCCGGCGGTGATCCGAGAAGCCAATCAAACAATACAAGAGCTGGCAGAAGATTTAATCTAGCTATGAATGGCATAGGCGCACTAACGGATTACTCCGGGCGTGGTCGTAAGAGCACAGGTCGGTTGCTTTATGCCGCTTATGCTCGCAATCAAGGCAAAGCCCTAAATGCAATCTTGCAATCTATTAACACGGCGCGTAATAACCTTGTAAAAGAAATCAAGAACTCTAAAAGGATGGTGGCATAATGGCTTTGACTGATGAACAAATCAAAATCATTATTGCGGCTGAGTTAAAAAAGCAAGGTTTTGACAAAGCCAAGAAAGCCACAAATCAGCTAGAAGATAATTTTAAGAAGCTAGGCAGAACCGTTGCAACGGTCTTTTCTGTTGCCGTCATTACCAAGTTTGCTAAAGAATCGGTGCGTGCGTTTAAGGAAGAAGAAGTAGCCGCTAACCGATTTGAGCAAGCACTAAAGGGTGTCAATCTAGGATTTGCCACACCTGCCATTGAAGATTATTTAGAATCGTTAGAGCGTGCCACAGCCGTCACAAAAGGTGAATTGCGACCAGCATTTCAAACATTGGCACAAACTACTAGATCAATTAACAGGTCGCAGGATTTACTTGCTACGGCTTTAGACGTATCGGCTGGCAGCGGTTATGACTTGCAGACGGTTGTAAATGATTTATCACGTGCGTATCTAGGCAATAACACTAGCCTTGCTAAATACAACATCGGATTGACTAAAGCCGAACTACGCACCACACGCTTTAACGATGTCCAAGAATTATTAAACAAGCAATTTGCAGGTCAGAAAGCCGCACAGCTTGACACTTATGCTGGCAAGGTTGCCTTCATTGGCGCAGCATACGAGCGTATGCAGACAACCGTAGGTGAAGGTTTAGTCGATGCTTTTGGCATGTTATCCGGCGAGAATGGCATCGCTGGCGCGACTGGTGCGATGGAAGAATTTGGCACGATAACAGCCGATGTATTCCGAGGTCTTGGATTCTACATTGGACAGGTAACATCACAGATTGGCGGTAGCGGTGGATTGATGGCTGCCATTACTGGCACAGCCATGACTGGCAATCCATTAGCAGCTTTGATTGTGGCATTACAAAAAGCCGGACAAAAGACACGCCCACTATTCTTTCCAACCGCAGGAATCGGGCAACCGGGCATTGATGCCAAAAACCGTGCAATAGAGGAAGCTGCAATCAAGCGCCAAAAGGAACTTGAAGCGTTACGGTTAAAGTCAATCAAGCAACAGGAAAAGATCAACCGGCTAAAGCAAATCAGCCAAAAGATTGACAAGGCAGCAGCCAAGTTTGACGAACGCCGCATCCAAATTGCAGCAGCTTTGCAAGGCAATATCAGCGATGAGGAACGCCGCCGATTACTTGAATTGCAAACGATTGAAGATCTAAAGCAAGCCATCCAAGAGCAGGATGTGGATAAAGCTGAGAAGCTGTTAGAGCGTTTAGACAAACTACAAAGCCAGACTGAAACTCTAGCCGAAACGCTGGTGGGTCTAGAAGCCGGTGATCCTTTTGCTAAATGGGAAACTTACTTTGACAAAGCCGATGCGCTTGTAAATGGTTTAGTAGCCAAACTTAAAGGGATACAATCGGAAGTCAATAAACTGCTCGAAGATGCACAGGCTAGATCTATGGCGGCAGCTGCTAACGTATTCGCAGCGCAACAAGATAAAGCCACAGCATATAAAGAAGCTGCAAGAGCTACCGCAGTTTCGGCTGATATAGCAGCATCACAGGCTGCATCGGCAATAGCCGAAGCCTCAGCCGAATTAGCAGCAGCACAAACGCCACAAGAGAAAGCGGTAGCCCAAGCATTTTTAGATGGGGCTATAGCCGCTGCCGATGCTGCAAAGATTTTGCAAGAGAGTGTGGTAGCAGCTGAGGAAGCCGCAGCGTTAGCCGAATTAGACGTTGCAAGGAACCTAGAGCAACAAGGATTAGAAGCTATGTTTGCAGCCGGTGTGCCAGCGCAGACAATCATCAACATGTATGTTGAAGGCAACGCAGTTACCACACAAGATCTAGCCGATACGATAACTGATTTGCAATACAATCAACAACGCTCAGGTCGCCGCACCATTTATAGCGCAAGGGCAATTTAGTGCCAGCAGCACCCGTTATAGGCGCGATTGTAGATTTCACGCCTGGTATTAGTATTCTCATAAATCCATTTACGCTTGACTCACCGCAGTTAGGCGTGCTTGGTACTAACGTACTTGGAGATCAGCCAGCCGATTATGTCGATATAAGCTCGCTAATCAAGAGCACATCAATTAGGCGTGGTCGTAATCGTATCTTGGCTAAGTTTGAAGCTGGTACAGCTACGGTGGATATTTACGACCAAAACGGCGACTGGAATCCTAGCAATCCATCCTCGCCTTATTATGGCAAGTTGATTCCGCTTCGTAAGATTCAAATCTTCGCTGATTACGATGGCGTGCGTTATTTCCTATTTACTGGCTTCATTACCAATTACATCACTAACTTTGCTTTAGGCACGGAAGAAGTGAGCCGTGTCACATTTCAATGCGTGGATGCTTTTAGATTGCTAAATGGCGCTCTAATTACCACGGTCACAGGTGCAAGCGCTGGAGATTTATCAGGCACACGCGTAAGCGATATTTTAGATGAAGTCAGCTACCCGGCAGGTCTAAGAGATATAGATGCCGGTGATACAACCCTGCAAGCCGACCCCGGCACATCGCGCAACGCTTTGGATGCCTTGCGAACTGTTGAAGATAGCGAGCTTGGCGGATTCTTTATCGATGGCGAAGGTAGGGCAACATTCTTATCTCGCAACGTTATTACTCAATCTCTTGGCTCAGTAGCTTATAGCTTTGCCGATGATGGATCAGGTATCGCCTACCAACAGGCAACAGTCAATCTTGATGCAGATCAGCTGCTCAATGATGTAACCGTGACACGCTTAGGCGGTACTCCACAAAACGTTATTGACCAAAACAGCATCGATACTTACTTTGTCCATTCGGGCATCCGTGAGGATGTTTTGATGCAGACCGATGCCGTGGCGCTGGATATGGCTAACATGATTTTATCTACGAGATCCGACATCGAAACACGCATTGACTCGATTCAGCTAAACCTCGAAGATGGCGATGATATAAACCGCTGCGTAGCCGGTCTAAACATAGAGCTCTTGGATGCGGTAGATATTACAAAGGTTATGCCCGGTAGCACGACGGTAAACCAAACCTTGCTTGCTTTGGGCATACGCCATGACTTTAGCAACCGCAAGATGGTGACTACGATTTTTACAGGGGAAAGCCTAGTCAATGGCTTCCTACTGGACAGCAACACTTTAGGTATAATAGGCACGAACGCCCTGAGTTACTAAGGAGATCTAAATGGCAGGTGCAGGTTATAAGACCTTTAACACGGGTGACGTTTTAACGGCATCGGATGTTATGACATATTTAATGCAGCAAACCGTCATGGTCTTTGACGATGCAGCTGCTAGAACCACAGCCCTAACCGGCGTAGTAGCCGAAGGCATGATGAGTTACCTAAAAGATACAAACAAGACGTATCGTTATGATGGATCTGCGTGGCTTGATGATGCTGGCACAACATCACCACTAACAACTAAAGGTGATGTTTGGGGTTACAGCACGACCGATGCTCGAATCCCTGTTGGCGCAAACGGAACAGTCCTCACAGCCGATAGCGCAGAAGCGCTTGGGGTTAAATGGGCTGCTGCTGCTGGTGGTGGTTCATTGACACAATTGGCAACAGGTTCTTTGAGTGGTAGTTCGACCAGCATCACTAGCATTAGCGGTTCATATACTCACTTACAACTTGTGATATATGAAATGTCCGCCGATTTTAATGGTTATTACACAATGAGATTTAATTCCGATTCAGGGTCAAATTATTATTCGGTGCAAACCGATTCTTTGGTTGGCACTCGCGGTAATAATGCCGCTGCGCAAATTATGATTCAGACCGAAGGAAATTTAGGCACAAACACACAACAGACTAACACTTTTAATATTTACAATTACGCCAGCACCAGCATTAGAAAATGTTTTGATGGTGTTTGGTTCGGCTATCGTAACACAGTTGGATTAAAGGCTGGCGGTATAAGCGGTCTTTGGAACTCTTTATCTGCTATATCTTCCATACAAATTATCCCCGAGGCAGGAAATTCTTTTGACAATGGCTCTTACATTCTTTATGGAGTGAACTAATGACAAAACCTTTAATAAAAATACATAACGTTGAAACTGACAAAATCATTGAGCGAGAGATGAACGATGAAGAATTTGCTCAATACGAAATAGACTTGGCACAAGCACAAGTTGAAGAACAAGCAAAAGCCGAAGCAGAAGCACAGAAAGCAGCAGCCGAAGCCAAACTAGCAGCACTCGGACTTACAACAGACGATTTGAAAGCGCTTGGACTTGGCTAAACTGTGCAAAGCGGGGCAGCAGTTACGCGAACAGGTAGATGATGCGTTCCCCGATAGAAATCGAAACGCCCCTGAGGGTTGGCTCGGTGATAAACGTCATGCCGCCCGCGTTAGCGATCACAACCCTTTGCCTGATTCGGGCATTGTACGTGCCTACGACTTTAACGCTGATTTGGGATCAAGCAAGCATGAAGCCTACGACCTTGCAGATCAGCTTCGATTACTTGCCAGATCTGATAAACGAATTTCTTATATCATCTTCAATGGAAAAATAGCGAGTTGGCGTAAGAATTACCGATGGAGATCGTATTCAGGAATTAACCCGCACAAGTCGCATATACATGTCAGCTTTACTGCACAGGGCGATCACGACCAAAGTATGTTCCGTATTCCCCTACTAACAGGAGAACCGATAAATGGAAAACCTAAAAAAAGCCGCCGCAAGTTGGGCAAGAAGTTTCTTGGCAGCAGCCCTAGCGACCTATCTTTCGGTGGGTTGGAAGCCGGAAGCGATACTGGCAAGTGCTGTAAGTGCCGTTGCGCCAGTCATAATCCGTTGGCTCAATCCTAAAGATACGGCTTTTGGCAGACGATGAATCCGACAGAATGGGCGGGGTTAATCCTCGCCATTCTTTCTTCATGCGCCATTGTTGTCGGTGGACTTCGCTACATTATTCACAAGGAAGTACCGGCATTATTAGAAGCGAGTAATATCGTGTCGCGCATCGATAAATTAGAGTCTATGGTTCTAGAATTGCTTACTAATGAGCGCAAGAAAACCAACAAAAGCAGAACGCGCCGCTAAGCGTAAAGCTAAGGAGCGTGCAGCTGCACGTAACAAGGCCGAGCCGCTACGCCCCATAGACTTGTGGGCTGCCTCTATTGTGGAGTGCTATGAAGCGCTAGTGCGAGCGGGATACGGCGAAGATAAAGCACGCTGGTACATCGAAGAAAAGATGCGTTTACCTGAATGGATAGCGCCGGAGCCAACCGATATTCCTCATTATGATGATGACGATGAGGATGAATGAAGCGCATAGTCGTTATTTCAGACCTGCAAGTACCATTTCACGATGAGCGAGCAGTCCGAAATGTCGCAGGATTTATTCGCAGGTGGCGACCCGATGACGTTTTATGTGTTGGCGATGAGATCGATTTCCAAACGATTAGCCGCTGGAGCTCCGGTAGAGATGAGTGGAGTGGCACAATTGGTGCAGACCGTGACCGAGCTCAGTCGGTTTTATTCGAGCTTGGGGTCACGCACATCGTCAGGTCAAACCACACAGACCGGCTGTACAAATCCCTAAGCTCTAGGCTACCGGGTCTGATTGGACTGCCCGAATTAGAGTATGAAAACTTTATGGGGTTCAAGACTCTAGGCATCAAGTTTCACCGCAAGCCCTACGAGATTAGCCATGACTGGATCATGGTGCATGGCGATGAGCAAGCCATCAACCACAATGCCGGTTTGACGGCTCTAGGAGCCGCTAGGAGGCACGGAAAGAGTGTGGTGTGTGGTCATACCCACAGACTAGGGGTATCGGCCTTCTCAGAGGCATCTGGGGGCGTTTTAGGGCGTGTCCTGCAAGGGCTTGAAGTAGGTCATTTAATGGACGAGAAGCAAGCCTATTACACCCGTGGCACGTTTAACTGGCAAAAGGGCTTCGGTCTGCTCTATGTGGATCGCAAAGGCACTACGCCTGTGGCAGTACCGATAGACAAGCAAGGCAGCTTTGTGGTCGAAGGCAAGCGCTATGGATGAAACCAAGCCTGACCTACACCGCACGATTGACGATCATATAGACCTTTTCGTTACCTTACCGTTATAGAACACGCCGGGGTTCCGGTTATTGACAAATCCAATTTAGGCGTATTCTTTTTGCATGTCCGAAATACGGACATGGGAAGGAAACGATGCTAGAAGCTTTCTTGTGGGGAATCACAGGTGGGTTATTGGCACTAGGCTGGTTTCTACGTTTAACAAGTAATCACTATCAGAAGGGCTATCGGGATGGATACAACAGGGGCAAAGCGGTTGCGCTCGAAAGACATATTGACTAATGCTAGTGACACGATTGATGAAAGATCCGCAACGCATGGTCATTACGACCTCACTTTACTTAGAGCGTCAAAACTCTGGGGCGATTATCTCGAAAGGGAAATCGACCCGATGGATGTTGCAATCTGTATGGCACTACTCAAACTCGCTAGAGTTATGGAATCTCCACGCCATGACGATAATTTCGTGGATTTGGTCGCCTATGCAGCAATCGCTGGAGAGCTCGCGGTCAAAGATTGGCACGATCTGGATGCTTTCTAGGTCGCCGAAAGGCACATGGTGTGATTACTGCAAGCTGCGGTGGGGCACAGATAATTGGCGTGGACAAACGCAAGCGGTCTGGCAAATCACAAGCAAAAGAAAAAGCAAAATGGTTGTCAGACACTATTGCCATCCTTGTGCGATGGAAGCCCAAACGTGGCACGATGGTACGACTTGGACTTTCAAAGAACAATTGGACTATGCGAAAGGACACATGCAGTTAGATGTTTAACTTAAAAGATTATGAAGATGTAGATACGAGGATACACAAATTTTATGAAGAATTCCCGGATGGATCTATACACACAGAGCTTATTCAGAATAACGATGATCAAGGAATCGTGGTCTTCAAGGCTACGGCGTACCGTACCCATGCAGATGCTATGGCTTCCGCTATTGGTTATGCGCGCGGCGCTCGCAAAGATCGCGGTGTGGATCGCGATTTTTGGTTTGAAAACTGCGAAACATCTGCAATTGGAAGATGCTTGGCTAATCTCGGTTTATCTGCTAGAGGAAAGCGAGCAAGCAGCCTTGAAATGGCTAAGGTTGAGGACGCTAAAACAAATGGTAACTCGCCGATACGGGTACGCACCCAAGAGCAAAAGGAGTTTCTAAATGCAACTAATCCAGAGGCAGAAATTATTTGGGATACCACGATTGAGCCGCCTAGTGATGAACCCACTATGGCGAACGCAGCTGATTTGGTTCAATCGGTATTATCTGCCGAAATTGTGCCTAGCTGTAAGCACGGCAATCGCATCCTTCGTGAAGGTCACGGCAAAAATGGTGCTTATCGTGGTTGGGGTTGCCCTATTCCTATGAGGAATAAAGCTGAACAATGCAAAATGATATGGATGATTTTGGATCCTGCTGGTAAATGGCAATTTAGACCCGAAGATGAAGAACTGGTTGCAGGATAATGGCGCATAAAAGAAATGCTTTAGATCGTAGCGATGAGCATTACACACCTAAAATACTTTTTGATACGTTAGAAATTACTTTTGGTACGGATGTGTGCGCTCCAGCAGGGGGCGTGCCCTGGATTCCGGCGATAAATTATTACGATATGGCACGCGATGGTTTAACAAATCCGTGGTTTGATGTTGTTTGGATGAACCCACCTTTCAGCAATCCTGCGCCTTGGGTTGAAAAATTCATTTTGCATAGTAATGGCATAGCGCTTTGCGTTGTCAGCAAAAGTAAATGGTTTAATGCTTTATGGAACGCCGCTGATGCCATTGTTCCATTTCCTAGAACTTGGAAATTTGAGCGACCTGACGGCAACAAAAAAACAATCAGTTTTCAAAGTTTTCTTTTTGCAATTGGAAAGGTGGGCAGCGATGCGTTACGCAAAATGCCAGATTACAAGGTACGTTAGGGGGTGTGTATGCTGGTGATGGACAAACGCATTGACGTGTGCGACAATTGTAACGAGCCGATAACTGCTGGAACAGTCAAGCCGTGCGAATGTCGCACATGTCATGTTAGGTCTAACTAAATGTCACAATCTCGTAAGCATCGAGGATATGCGACTCAGC